TCGCCTGTCTCGACATCTTTGATGTCAGCAAGCCACTGGCAATGTTTGCAAAATGTCACAGGCTGAACGTCTGCCGGCAGTGACAGCAATCTCGTTACGTCCTTTTCCGTATGTCCGTCCCAATGCTTGCCATAATCGAGAATCTCGCAATCAAAAAGATCAAAATATTTGTTTTCGTAGTGATACGTGTAACTTCCTTCTGGCGTATCAATTCCAACTATGAACCATCCGCCGCCGAAGCAAAGTTCTCCATCCTCATGACGCAATGATTTCCACGCTTTTTCTTTGTTCTGCTTAACGATTGTTGCAAACAGCATCATCCGCTGATAATAAAGCTGATTGAACGTATGGTATCCGTCTGACATATCAACAATACCTGTTGACGGTACAGGCTGAACGTCTGCGGGCGGTAGTGCTTTGACATATTCAGCAAACGCCTTGAATGATTCGACAACGACATTCATTTCTTCTTCGTTTCCTTGCCTGTTTATCACAACATTGCAAAAATCCAATATTTTCTTGCACTCGATATACTTACTCATCCTGTTCACCTCTCATATCTCGCACCATTCCAACCATATGATAGATGGTGCATAATTTTCAGGACGCCATCTATCAACATCCCACTGCATTATATTGTGGACAGTTACATTTCCAATAGCTTCAATCCCTCTCACAATTACATCTCTGTGATGTTCTGGCGGGATATCGCACGGAGTCCATACGCGTTCTGGCTGTGCGGATATTGGTCGGTACTTATTGCAAGCGCAGATGTTGTCGTTGCCTTTTCCATCACCAAAAACCGCATCATTGCCGTGTGATGGACAGGTCACATATGTGTATTGGCAAGAGTCACATAAATGCACTGCATTGTTTTGTATGCGTTCTGGCTGTACGGATGGCAACTGCTTAATCATTCTAATCATGTCTTGCCTTACATCACCTACGGCTTCACAAACTTCTTCCAATTCTATTTCCGATAATCCAGAATCAGAAAAGTCATATCCAATCGTTTCAAGCCTATCAATCGCCTGTTTGCGTGATATGGTATCATCCTTGACTAAATCGTTGACTAAATCACCTGATTCCTTGACTAAAGATGGCTGTGCGGGTTGCAATTCTAGCAACGCCCCTTCCATCACATCACTGTAAACAACTTCAGCACTCCACGCCACATGACCTTCGCAATTCTGTTCTTCCGCAAACGTAAGACGAAATGTGTTTCTTTTTACCGCATCAATCGCACCCTGTCTGCTGATGGTGTCGATGCTAGGGACATTTGCCTCCTTACCATCAAGTGATTGAAGCATATCCCTGATTTCATACAACGCCTGTTCATAATGCCACAAATCACGATGCTCTGACTTTCCTATGTCGGCTGTTAAATTAATCAGCCAGTTCACTGCTTCTTTGTTCGTCATCCTTCTCACTCCCTTTCAACGCCTGTATTGCCACTACCAGTGCATCATGTTCCCATGTGTCATGCAGTTTCGGCAGTACCTTGCTGATAAGATGTCGATTGCTGCTGATGGCTTCATGGTTGGTCTGTCAGTTGGTTTCATTTCACTCTCTTTCCATTTCCATCATGAAGCAGTTTGCCGTATCATGCAGAAAATGGATGATTAGCTCTTCTTCCTCTGGAACAAATTCAATATCACAGTGACTGGTCAACCATTCAACCTGATAATCATGAAACTGCTGAATTAAATCTTTTTTCTGCCGTACACAATCACTCATCTCGGAAATCCCCATTCGATAGCCTTACCGCATCGGCTGCAGTAGTAATCCTGTATCTTTACTTCCTGATTGCAGTTTCCGCAGAAGTACCGACTGTATCCCTTGCCTATGACTGCACCCAATTCCTTAACAGGTACAGGTGTGATGTTGAAACGGATACGTTTTAAGGCACGTTCCATTGTTTCGGTATCTTCCACAGGAAGGTGTTCCAGAAAATCCAATGTATCCTTATTGCCTAGCATTGGTTTATGTTTCATATGCCCCTCTCCTCTGCCTTTTCTGACAGCCTTAGTAATCCTTCACCAACCGCCTTGAATACAACCGAATACGGCAGACCGTCTTTTTTCGCATACTCTACGCACTGGTCATAGATTGTATCAGTCATTTTTTTGACAGCTTCGTATGCCTGTTTATCTGTCATTGAAATCACCGTCCTTCTGAAAAAAAGTTATGCATAAATGTGATTGCATTTTCTGCCGTATCATCATCTGTAAATGATGCTACTATGTGTTCCTGATTGTACTTTTCATTGCCTAATATCAGGACCGGCTTTTTACGTCCCGGAACTTTTGTTATCTCAAAAAATGCACCACTGTTCATGTTGGTATATCTCATTCCTTGAAATCACCGTCCTTTTCTGCAAGGTCCATGTATTCACTGAATATTCTCGTCAGCGCATCCCGCCAATCTGCCACCGCTTCGTTCGTCTCAAACGTAAGCGCAAGAAATGGTCTTCTCTGATCCCTTCCCGGAAGCATGTAGAAATGTGACAGGTAACCAGTCTGCGTTATGATCCTACACGCATCCTTCAATGACATCTTGTCGTACTTTCCGCCCTCATACTTGTCACAATCTTCATGGCCTATGTCTGACAGGTATTCGCCATACATAACGCTGTTCTGGTTATGGCATACGAAACCACCGGCATCATCTTCGTACAGGCAGTACCGGCAGATACCGCAGAAGTTATCCTTCTTTGCTGTTTTTATATCCTGTATCATTCAAGTTCCTTCCCTGTTAAGTAACACATGATGCTGCAATCCTCGTTTACTTCATCTGTCTTCCGGCCTCTGTTCGGGTCCAGTTCATCTAAGAACGTACCGTTCAAACAACTGTGTCCAATTTCTCTTTCCAGTTCTGCACGCTGTTTAAACACTTCCGGGAAATCCTTCCTGATCTTATTCCAGTACCACATGCCTCCTTTTACGCATCCAACGCAGTTATTGTTCTGGTAGCCCATGTCATACATAACAGGACGTTTCAAACCCAACTGCCGGGCCAGTGCATGACAATCTTCTTTTGACAGATTCCGTTCGATCAATGGGAATTCATGCTCAAACTCAGGGAAATTCTTTACAATGCTGTCGGCCCTTCTTTTCTCTTTGGCATCCATACCCCAAACATAAGTAAGTGATTCTCCTAAGTGTTGACCTTCCCATTTTTTTCTTACCGCTTTTTTCAGCATCCCGGTACACGCAGCACCCCAAGGGCTGTTTATCATTCTTTGCTTTCGTATCACGTCCGCAACATCTTTGTATTTATCGCTTCTCAGGAATTCTATTTCTGTTCCGATCAGCTTTTCGCAATCCCGGATAAACCTGATACTGTCGGGATGTTGGTCTGCAACATCAATGTAAATCCATTTGTCTACTGTATCTCTTACAATGTAACCTGCTATAAAACTACTTACTCCTGCTGATATCCAAACTACTTTCACACCGACCGCTACACATATCCGTGTTACGGTCAACAATCGTACCTTCCCATGCTCATGCCTTCCGGCATTCACGCAACTATCTCATGTTTTACACAGGCATTATTCAGTCTCGCCTGTAACCTAGCTTCACTAGGATAGGTGTTATCCTCCAATCTCCCTAACGGGCTTGTTCTCAATAGTTACTTCCTTCGGCACTACATGCAATTCCAGACCTGTATCAACCGATCCCGAATCCGTCAGGAAGTTCTTACTGTTGTTCTTCCAGTCCTTCGCTTCCAGAGTGACTTCACAGTTATGTCTGATTGCATATTTTGCTATGTATTTAATCAGCTTCTTTTTCTTCATCTTCGATCTCCTCAAAACCTAGCTGTTTTTCATCCGATACCCAGTCCGGCTTATTGTGTTTTTTTCCGAAGTATTTCACGAAGGTATCACGCTTAATGATTAAGTCATTCAGTTCATCACGCTTCTTTGCAATCTGGTCATCAAACTTCTGCACGATTGTATCTCTTGAAACAATCGTTTCTTCTGCGGATACGCCTACAATCTCGATGTCCTTTGTATCTGCGTTATATGTTATGAATTCGATTGTCGGTGCGCTCCAATAATCACCGGCCTTGTATACTGCAACAATGATTGTCGGCAGTTCCTTGAAGTTTGCAAAGTCTGTGATAACACCTGTCCGCATTTCGTTTTTATCGTTTCTGTTATCCAATACCTTTACGGTATCTCCAACACGGAATTCATCAATACGTCTTGCGGACCGCATGTCAACTTCCAGTCTTACACCGTTTACTTCAATGATTCTTTTTTCTTCCATCCTCTTTTTCCTCGCTCTCCCATTTCTCGCAATCGACTACCATGCCTATATGCTTATACCCTGTACCGCCAACACTGCATTCCCGGAATTCTCCACGGTTTAATGCGTGTTTACATGTGTAGCATGGTATAGGTGGATTCATGTAGCATCTCATATCATTCATGTGTAACTCCTCTTTGCTGTGCAATACCACGCATTTCTTTGCCATCGCTCTGTGTTGCTTTTCTCTGCCTCCGCTTATCAGTTCATAGCCTTAACTATTCCAGGCCTTGCCATTTCACAGCTATGCGATGCCAATGCATCACGTTTCTTTGCCTTCCAATTCCTCTGCCAACTTCTTTACGTCATCCAATGCCTTGTCCAGTTCGGCTTGCAAAAACGGCATAACAAGCTTCAATATCTCGCTGTAAGATTTAAACAGTGTCCTGTACTTGAAATCCCACAGCAGAAACACGATGATGTTTACCGCCGTCAATGCCCACATAATTGTTACCTGTGTCATAAAATCTCCTTCTCAGATCGATGCTTCGCAAATCATAACCACCGCCAAGCGATGCTTTGCGTTTCGTCTCCTCCGCATCTCTGACCATTTCTTCGCTGTGCCTTTGCAGCTCTTTGCGTGTCAATTCCCTTCCGCAGCCTCGCTCTTCTTTGCCTTGGCGATTCACCTCTATGCTCTTCCTTTGCGATACTCGGCAATGCACTTCCAAAGCATGACTTTACACTTCTAATCCTACGCTCTGCATATCTGAGCATCACCCTTGCGAATCCTCACTTAACCTTGCCAAAACAGCTCCGTACCCTGCTATACCTTTGCAAAACACATCCTATCGATACTTTGCCACTGCGATTCCAAGCCATGCCGACACGTTACTTTTCAATTCCTCCGCATTACAAGAATTATCTGTACCATTGCATATCAGCTCTCCGCTTTGCCGTAACCCGACTACGCCCAACTTTGCCGTCACAGAACGCCTCGCCTCATTGCCTTTGCATTTCCGCTCTTCGCTTCGCTTTGCCCTTACGCTTCGTTGTTACCGCCGATGATCTCGCCGTCATCGTCCAACATGTCCCACACGAACCGGCCGTATGATGCATTTCTCCACTGACCGATACCTGAGAATCTGCCGTAGTCTAACCAATCGGCAACACGATATATCAAGGACCTGTCTCCGGGTTTCGGTTTATCCGGCTCAAGTGTGGTAATGCCAAACTCGATGTATGTGCCTGCCGGAACAGTTTCGGAATTGGCAAGGGCAATCCGTTCGCCTCTTGCTGTCTCTGCTCTCAGCGGACGCTGAAGCTGTTCTATCTCTCCGTCCGGCGGAAGCATCAGCGGAATGATCCTCTCATCGACAAAAACGAGTTTGTCTATCTTTGACTTGTATGCCGGCAGCTTCGTTTTCGGCTCTGCCAAGTTCAGTGCAGAACACGCTGACTTGAAGAATCCCCGAATCTGGTAATCCCACAGATGCGGAGTGCCGTCTTCCATCTTCGGGAAAATGGTCATGGTCTTTTCTTCCACACCGTCAACACCCAGTGCAGCAACCTCTTCCTCGATCTTCTTAGCGTCCTCAGACTTTGATGCAATATAGGTGCGTGTGATTTCCGGGTCACCTGACTGTGATCCAAGTACCTTTTCCACGAACGTAAGCCTAACTTTCATGTGCTTCATTTTCTCTTCTCCTTGTGTGTGATTTTTATTTGCATTCCCATAGTGTCGAGTAAATCTAAAGCTATGGTGAATCGTGGGTCTGTTACATTTCGCTCTATGTTTCCTATGGTGTTTGTGCTGATCCCGGATGCGAATGCCAGGTCTTCAACCGTCATTGCTTTCGCTTTCCGATATCTGCGTATCTCTGCTCCGATATCCATTTTCACCTCTTACCATAATCGGCAAATTCACAATCCATTGTGCTTTCACCCTTCAGCGGACGGAATTGTGTCAGGCATGGCATGTCTTTGTGTTTGCATTCCAGACAGTCATACGGTGATGTTGCTCCGCATGGTAGCACATCATTCTTCGGTGCATGTACCTTGCTGACGGGTTTCGTTAATGCTGTCTCCAAATCAAATCCATGCTTCAGCCGGTACCGCAGTGTCTTTTTGCTTATGCCATTTGTGGCAAGGACAACAAGCTGTGCTATAGTCAGCATCTGTCCCTGATACTCATAAACCTGTTCCATCATCCATCCCTCGCTTGCGCTGCAAGTATAGCCTGTTCCAGATTGTCGAAGTCATACTGTCTCTGGTCGAAGTTATTAAAGCGGTTCTGTGATGCAGGCATTGGTTTTGGCATCTTCGACATATCCGGCAATGGATGTACCTGTGGTTTATTCTCCTTCGCATTTTTCTCCCAACTGCGGACACAGGCTCTCCAATCACGCATAGGATTCTTGCCCACCTTCCAACCGTTTGATTCATAGTAGTCAATGAACCGTTCTGCATCTATGCCGTTCTGACGTTCCAGACAATAAGCCCTGACTTCTTCCAGAGTCGGTTTAACAAACGCTTTCTTTTTGGATGTATCTTTAGATACATCTTTTTCTTTATCATTAACATTAACATTTACATTTACATTAGGTTCTGTTTTGGTTTCTTCTTGGTTTGCTTTTGGTTTTGTTTTGGTTTCGTTTTGGTTTTCTTTAGCTTCTTCTTTGGTTTCGTTTTGGTTTTCAGTTGGTTCTATTTCGGTTTCTTCTTTTGGCGGTCTCCCACCTTTTTTGCCATTTTCGTAACGCTTGTTGTTTGCGTCAATCTGTGGTTTTGCCATCTTGAACATAGCCGAAGCAACACCACTTATTTCTGGTTCTGTACCATTGAGTGCATATTCACAGATAGCGTCATAGACCTTCATTCGATCTTCCGGCTCTAAGTCACTTATCGCTTCATAGAAACTTCTGTAGAATAAAAAACTTTCTCTCATTCCATTGCACTCCTGTACATTTTGATAAAATCCTCAAGGCCCATTGTTACAAGCCATGGTTTGTTATTCTTCCTGTGAAACACTGTCGGGATTGCTTCTCTGCTTTTGAATTCACTTTCCGCTTTTGCATCCCTGACGGATTGTTCATAAGCATCGAACAGGTTTAAATGTTCCTGATGTTTACATTCAATATGGATTCCCGGAAGGCCAACTACATCTGCATCTCCGTTTGATCCTGAGAACTGCTGACCCCTTCGTGCGTCTTCAAATCCATAGGTTTCACGGAGAATCTTTGCGAGTTGTCTCTCCGCTGCAGCTCCTTTGCGTCTACTGTTGATTGCCATTATTTACACCACCTGAGGGCGGCATCGCCCGGACCGCCCATAGATTACTGGATATTGATATACGTGAAAAAACCCGATGCACACTATATATTGCTTTGTCAACGGTTATGGGCGATTTTATAAAGACCGAACGATATCTTTTTACCGTATCGGTTTTTACCCTTAACGAATTCAGTTTCTATGGAATGGCCATCATTCCTTAGTTCGTGGATTCTTGCGGATAACCGGCAGATACCATACATGTTGTATGCATCCATGTCTGTGATACTGCCGTGCTTTTGGATGTGATTAAGCACTTGTTCTTTCTGTGTCATAGGTAGCTCTTTCCAAAAATCCTTCGGAAGTCATTTCTGCTTCCGTTGTTAATTTCAAAGTGTCTTTGTGCCATCTGTTTGAGAACCAGGTCGAGTTTTCTGCCATACTCTGTTGCCTGTGCTCCATTCGGATGAAGGTACGGCGAAAGTGGAATTACATATCCATACTTTTCTGATAGCTTCCTGTTTGCACCGCCAAAAATGTGATGCCGTTCAACTGGTGCCGTTCCTGTGAAGTAGCAATGATCCATGTCTTCTGTAAATACGCTATGTAGTCTTTTCATGCTTCTCACCCCACAGTGCATTCATCCTTGCTATCTGGTCAGGCGTGGCAACCTCGATACCTAATTCCTTTGCTTCATCCACTGTTGCTGAAATCAGTCTGGACATCTCCGCTGAATCGAATGTGTGACTGCCTCTCATGACGTAGTACACACGGTATAGCTTGCCGTCATCCATTGTTCTTATTGCCGTTGTCGGTTTCAGATGTATGGTGTCAAGTTTCTGCCACTCGATATCGTCACGCATGATGATTGTCATCAGGGAATCGTTCTGTATCTCCGGCTGTCCGTAATCAGCAAGTAACTGATTCTTAACCTCCGTAAGCGAGGAATTGAGTTTCTCGGCAATTTTCGTGCAGACTAAGTGAAAGTATGCGTTACTGTCTAAACTACGCTTATTTCGCCAAATTACCGCCTTCAGACGCAAATCCTTGCCTTCTAGTTCCTGCGGATCACACATGGTTTCCAGTTCAAATGTGACCCGCATATTTTTTGTCAGGAAATTGAGAGAATAATCTACTAATTTTGCTTTACTTTCCAACCTGTCCACTCCTGTTCAATGCGTCCATGACCTGTGCGAACTGCCGGGCGGTCATGTCTGCCAGTTGCGAGATGTTGCACTGCTGCAAAACCCATTCCACCTGATTAGGTTTTAAGACGTTACTCAGGACAGTTACTTCACGTTCGCTAACCTTCTGATCCAAACGCTTCTCCATCTCGTCTTCGGCCTTCTCTTCTTCCGTCTTTTCGATCTTTTCCTCTGCCTTCGGATTGCCAAGGACATAAACCTTTTTGCCCCTGTTGGTGATTATCAGATGATTGATCTTGCCCTCATCGTCATATCCGATGGAGTGAACATCGAAATGGTCATATGTTGTATATCCCTGACCCTTCTTTGTAATCTGACATTTATCAGACGGAATCCATATGAACGGTGCCGTGTACAATTCCCGGCCGATCCCCCAGTTGAAGCAGGCCCGCTTGAAGCTATCGGAAGCAAGGCCCTTTTCCTTCTCTGTATAAGACTCTGTGCCGGTGTCTTCCTTCTCGACCCACATCTTTTTAGCGGTATCCCAAATGCCGACTGTGCAGTTTGCATTGTCACGACTGTGTTTTCTCTGCCAGTTCATGTTGCCGACTGTTTCATCCAGAATGTTCTGGTCACATCTGGCATCCTTATACAGAAGAACGGAACATCCATTCTGCTTGACCGTTGCCACACGGCATTCGATTTCATCTGCACGAAGCAGACGGAACATTCTTTTCATTACCTTTTCCTTCTTCTCTGCCATTTTTACATCTCCTTTATCAGACATGTTGCCTTGCCTAAATCAAACACAGTCGATTCATTTACCATCTTGAAAATAAAGTCATGAAAGCAATAAAACTTGCCTTCGTGCAGCATTGCCACATCATCTACGATGTCCTGATTGCAATGCACACATTTGATGTACTGCCCATCCGGGATAATCAATTTCTTCATGTCACATCACCTCTTCCGTCTTCACACGACAGTTGTCGTGCAGATAGTCGAGTATGCAGTCATCGCAAATGATGTTGCCGTCAATCTCATAGCAGACTTCATCGGCAATGTAGTGACCGCAGTATTCACACTTCGGGCATCTCTCAAGCTGTTCCTGCGCTTCCAGGTATTCGTTCTCGGCATCCCTTGCCGGGTTATCGGTGTAATGTCTCATTACTTGCCTTTCTCCTATCTCCGTGCTATAATCACGGTAATCAAATATTGTTGTGTAGTAGTCCTTGCTCGGACACGCTACAGACGCTAAAGAACATCGGATCACCACTTGCTATCATTCCCGGTGTTCTTTTTTGTTTCTGCAATCAGGTTACAGGTCACGATAAACAGGTCATAGCAGACACAGAGAAACGCACCAAAATAGTGGTCTGTCAATCCCAGTGTGACCGCAAGGATCAGTGCTGAATATAAAGTCAACCAAATGAAATCTGATCTTTTCATTGTTTCTAAATCGAACATCTCTTACCCCTATGCTGTCTTGCGATATCTCCCACCACTTGCAAAGTACAAGATTTTCTCCGGCGGGAATTGTAATATCTCCATCAGTGCTACAAGCTCGTCATAATCCCATCTGCACAACTTAATCTTTGCGGATACCCCTGCACCTGTAATGCCGAACCGCCTGCCGATCTCTCTTTGAGTGATATGCAAATCCTTCATCGACTGCCGGATTTCTTTTTCCAGATCACGCCTTGCATCGGCTGCCCGGCTTAGTTGAGTGCGTGGCATTTAATCACCCCCAATATTGTCAGATTGCACAATTTTTGCTTTGTCTCAAACCGTGACAATTTTAGTCATAAAAAAGAGTCTTAACGTCAGTATTGTAATAATCAGCAAGTTTGATCTTGATTGCATCTCTCGGAACTCGCTGACCAAGTTCATACATTCCAATCGTGGAACGCTTTACACCTACTGCATTTGCGACCTCTTCCATGCTTCGTTTACCACGAAGTTTTCTAAGCCGATCCCCTACTTTGTTCAATTCTTATCACCTCGCTTTCAGTCACCATCTGTGACAATCTTATCTTACATCATCTTACGGTATTTGTCAACACACTTTGTGACATTTCTATAATTTATTTTTCACACGTTTCGTGGTATCATCTTTTATACACAGGGGAAGAAACGGAGGTATAGATGGGTGACTTTAAAAAAGTATTTAAACACCTGAGACAGGCAAGGGGATTGACACAAGAGGAATTGGCGAAACAGCTTCATGTATCAAGAAGCAGAATAGGTATGTATGAGACAGGAGAACGTCAACCAGATTTCGATACGCTTGAAATGATAGCTGACTTCTTTAATGTAGATACGGATTATCTGCTAGGCCGTACAGACAAAACAACTATTGTTCCAGAATCGTATTATCTAAATGCGGATGCAAAGGAATATGCGCAGTTCCTTTTTGATAACCCGGAATACCTGGTCTTATTTGATGCATCCAGAAAAGTAAAGCCGGAAGACATTGAATTCGTAAGGAAGTTTATTGATAAGATGACGGAGTGAAGCATCATGGAGTACAGAACCGTTGTTATTGACTTACCGACTACGATACCAGGATTCGCAAAATACGATCCAGTATCAGACTATACTACTATCGTAATAAATGCACGGATGTGCCGTAAAAAAAATACGGAAACATATCTGCATGAATTGGAACACGTAAACACAGGGGATTTTGATTGTAGGGAAGATGTGGATGTGATTGAAGGACGTTCGCACAAATAAAAAAGACCGCCCAACCGAAGCCAGACGGTCAGCACCCACAAAGAAGTGCCAAATAAAAACCATAATTATTATAGCATCATCGCTATGAGGAATCAATTATGAAAATAGAAAAATTACCTTCCGGGAAGTACAGGATCAGGAAGATGGTCAAGGGGCAGACATACTCTGCCATTGTCTCTTACAAGCCTACGCAGAAGGAAGCGACTCAGCTAATCGAGGATCAGCGGACCGGCCGGGATAAACAGCGACAGACTTTCGATGAAGGGGCAAAGGAATACATAGAAGGCAAGCGGAATACATTATCACCGTCTACGATCCGGGGATATGAAAGCATCAGGAAGAATATACCTGACAGCTTCAAGAACCGATCAATCGGAGAAATTACCGCATGGGATGTACAGAAGTATATCAACGAATATGCGAAAAACCATACACCGAAATCTGTCAGGAATGTGCATGGATTCATAGCCACGATCCTGACAACCTTCCGGCCTGACATGATCCTTCACACGACTCTTCCGCAGAAGATAAAGAAAAAGCCATACATTCCCACTGATGCGGAAGTGAAGAAAATCTTTGACTTCGTAAAGGATACGGATTATGAGATACCTTTCCGACTGGCAGCATACGGATTGAGGCGGTCAGAGATATGCGCCCTGACTCCTGACGATCTAAAAGGAAATACCCTGACGATTAATAAAGCGATGGTGCAAGATGAGAAATACGGATGGATTGTCAAGACAACCAAGACGGAAGATTCGACCAGAACCATAGTCATAGATTCTGCTCTCAGTGCTAAAATTCGGGCGAATAAGACCATTTACAATGGCAAGCCACACAATCTATACGATCATCTCCAACTTGTCCTTAAACGGCTGAATATTAGATCATTCCCTCTGCATGCATTGAGACACTACTATGCATCGACAGCTCATGCTATGGGAATCCCGGATGCAGTTATAATGGCATCGGGTGGATGGAAAACAGACCATGTTATGAAGAACATTTACCGGCATGAAAAGCAAGACCAGGTTGAACAGATGCAACAGGAATTTGCTGACAAATTCCATGACAAAATATGACAAAAAATAATTCAAAATCACGTTAATTTCTCAACCGTCAGTTGAATATCATGGCAAAAAGAAAGTCCCGGAAAGCCTTTATTTACAAGACTTTTCGGGATTTTCCTTTATCCATGCGGATTTTTAAAATAATGACCCCGACGGGAATCGAACCCACAAGAAAATTCCTAAACACCGCATAAATACTGCATTCTTCATTTTGCCATGACAAAATATGACAAAATCAGGATACCTTTTTGATGTATTTAGCCCTGACAAATCCGTAGTATTTTTTCTCGATCCTGACGTAATACCACTTGTTGCCCTTGCTGTCCTTGATGGTGTCGCATACATCCACTTTGTTTCCGGCAGCCAGTCGGGGATATGACTTGATGTTCGGATTCTCTGTGCCGGCCCACGATCGAACATTCAGCAGTTTGCAGTTGTAGACCTGTCCTGTCCATTTCGGTTTCTTAGATGGTGCTTTATCCTTGGATGTATTCGGGACAACAGGTGTAACAGGTTTCGGTTCTTCCTTGGATGCCTCTGCATACTTCGGTATGGCAAATCCTCTGATGTTGCCCCATCCTACAGTGACCGTCCGTCTGCCGACTACACCGTTCATGTTGCCTTCAATTACGGTAAACTTGTTACCGCTGACTGATTCGACCACACCGATATGGTCTGCCCATCCGTTGTTAGGCTGTGTCGAATCATCCCAGTTGTAGCAGACAATGTATCCCTTCTTCGGTTTGATTGATCCGTCTTCGATCCAGATTTTGTTCGGAATGAACACATCATCAATGAACCGTTCTACACCACATTCAATACCGCCCAGTTCCTTGACGGCATTGCAGGCGATGAATGCTGCGGAAACTGTGGTAGCGCAATAGTCATCGGTATACTTGACAGCATAGCCTCTGGGATGTGGCAGATAGCTGTTATACAGATCAATGATATCCTTATGCGTACCATTTGCTCTTGACTTGCCGATCCACGATTTCATGACGGCGATGATATCATCTGCCGTTGCGCCGGTCTTCTTCACTTCTTCCTGTGCATTTGCCTTGCAGAATTTTGCCCATTCTTTCGCTGACAGGGATGTGGTGTTTCTGTCTACACCACCGCCTGATGTGTACTGCCAGATTGTCCAGTTAGACCACTTGCCGATATTGTAGCGTGCAGGGAATGCCGGAACGGTCCATGATGTACGTGAATCAGGATATCCAGCAAACCACAGCGGAGCGGTATTTGCAATAGAATCATTTGCCTTGCATCCGTCCATGCCGGTGTACAGGAATGGATAGATGCCGGTCAGTCTATAGACCTCATCACAGAATGCTTTACACCATGATGTTGATCCCCATGATGAGTTATCCAGTTTCTCCCAGTCCAGTGCCAGGATGACCTTGCCAAGGTATGGTTTGACAACGGATACAAAATACTGCGCTTCCTTCTTTGCCGTCAGACCTGTCGCATAGTGATATGCGCCGGCATGCTTGCCGTCACCAAGCACCCTGTCCATTGCCTTCGGGAAATATGACTCATACTTATAAGCCGACATCCACTGAGTAGCCTTTACAATGACGAAGTCAGAATCCTTGTATGCCTTCTCTGTTGCTGAGTTAAAAGGCCATCCGTTATGATGGGATATGTCTATACCTTTCATTTTGTTTCCTTTCTCCGGGATATTGAAAACGGCAATGATGTTACTGTACGGAAACGATGGTGTTACCACCGGCTGTTTCATGTTGATAAGACCCTGACTTCCGCAGTCATACCGTTCTGTCTTGCCGTTGTATGATTTCACAACAAACATATGCCGTGAATGCTTTGCGTTATAGACCAGAAGAATTGATCCGGCTTTTACATCCGCAACACTTCTGCCCACTTCAAAACCATGCGCTGTCAGATAGCTTTCGGCAGTGCCGCAGACAATACCACCCTTCGGTTGATCCGTAAATCCTAAATCCCACAGTGCTTTTGCAATCAGGCGGTCACATGAAATGATCTTGTCTGATGTGGGCGGGACAGCATGGCTGTCACCGTACTTGTATCCGTGTGCCTTCGCATATTCCTGTGTTGCTTTTACGGCAGCAAGGAATTTCTTTACGGTAATATCCTTCGCTTTCATGCCTTCTCCTTAAAAAAATAAGGGGATGCCGAAGCACCCCCAAACAATTTGCTTTAATGTGCATCAGTCACCCCTCACGAACTGACGCATGCATGTATCCTTTTGCGCTACATTTCTGTAAGTACATGCACCACACATCTGTTATTTCAGATCATCAATATCTGTGTACGGTATGTGGTTTGCTTCCAGTACAGCTTCAAGTTTGTGAACTTTCTCCGCAAGCTCTTTCGCAGAATCATTCTGTATCGAGTGACCGACATTATTTACGAGGTCCTTTACAAATTTCGGAAGCGGGACACCCATCCTGTCAAGGTTTTCCATGATGCTCATTAGCTCCATGATAATTAAATACAAGCTGACGGCCTGCATGATATAGATCGGAAGCGCAAGACCGTAAGTGAAGAGCAGACCGATTACAATGATTGCAATCTCGCCGACCTTCTTTGTCAGTCCGGCTCTCATGACAGATGATTCAAAGTTCTTTTCCTTCCACAGGGCATTGAACAAGCCGGTCAGGATGTCAATCCCCATCAGTGAAAGTGGCAGAATCAGAATCCATGTTAAGCTTACGAAGTGAATGTTTTTAAGGATATCTAACATGGTTTTTCCTTTCATGTAAAAAGCACCCCTTCCGGGATGCCTTTGTTTGTTATGTGATGTGTTGTCTGTATTCCTCTTTAAATTAGTGCATTCTGCCTTTTATCCACTCGACAATAGCAAATATAATAACCATAATCGGTGGATACAAAAACATGAAAATCAATAAATATGCTACAGGATTTCTGTTTTCTAATCCAAGTGCTATTATTTCCATATGTATGCTTCTTATGCGTATGGTTCTCCTGTGATTAGTTCGTATTCCTCTGCTGTGATCCAGTTTTTCACGACCGCACGTTTCACCTTCTTCTTATCCCACAGTTCTTCATCGTAGTAGTATTTCACAAGTTCATATTTTTCACTCATAACTCTACTCCTGTCTCCATGCAGATATAATCAATGTCAGCTTTGTTCTGTTCGGCAAGGTACTGTGCATATTCCGCAGTTTTCAGGTATGCTTCATCATAAACATACATTGTGACCTTTTCGTCACCTTCACCAACCTCTGTTTCCTCCACATTA